GCGTCGGCCACCAGGTTGCCGGCGGCAATCTGGCCCATTGAGCCCTTGAACAGATTGGCCGCGCGGTCGGCCATCGTCAGCGTGCCCGTGACCTCCCGCAATTCACGCTGCAGGCCATTGATGGCGGTTTCGCCGCGCTGCATGGCCGTGGCCAACTCGGTGCCGGTGGCGGCGCCGCTGGAGGCCAGCAAGCGCATGGCGGCTTGCACCCGCTCAATCTCTTGGCGGATTTCCTGCGCGGAGCGCTGCCCCACGGTGCCGAAGGCGTTGGAGATGGCGTCCCCCGCCGCCTTCGCGCTGCGGGCGGCGTCTTGCTGGGCGCGCTCCATGCGCTGATATTCGGCGATGATGCCGTCAGCTTCGGCCTTGGCTTGTGCCGCCTGCTTGCGCTTGGTGTCCGCGATGATGGCGCTTTGCCGCAGCGCTTCGTTGGCCGCGTCGCGCTCGGCTTGCGCAAGGCGTTCCTGGTCGGCGATGACGCCTTGGATGGCCGCGCGCACCCCGGCGGCGGCAGTGCCTAGGTTGCGCTGCGCGTTGGCCAGATCGTCGGCCGCACCTCCCGCCGTGAGGTACTTTTCGGTCACCCCATCCACCTGCGCCTGCAGGCCGCGCATCGCGGTGGTCGCGTCGGTGGTGTCTTTGGCGGCGTCTTTGTACGCCTTGCCTTGGTCTTTGACCGCGCCCGCCGCATCTTGCGTCTTGACCTTCAAGGCGTCGAGCTGTGCAGTGAGGTCGCGCTTGGCGGCTCGTGCGTCAAGCAGCGCCCCCTTGAGTTCCACCAGCTTTATGGTGTACCCGGCGGTGTTCTTACCCGCCTCGGAGGTGTCGTTTTTGAGCTTGGAGATAGCGTCTTGCGCCTCTTGCACCGCGCGCTTGGCGTTGCTCAACTCCAGATTCTTGGCGCGCTCGGCCTCGCGTGCGGCATCGGTGGCCGCGACGAGTTGGTCCAGGGTCTGCTTGAGCGCGGTGGACTTCGACGCAGCATCCACCTGCGCGGTCGCAGCGGCCTTTAGCTCTTGGGTCAGCCCCTCCAGCGCGGTGAGTTGCTTGGCCTGCTCAGCGAGTTGGCCCAGCTCGTCGGCGAGCTTCTGGAAGGCCGGTGCGGCGTCCCCGCCCTCTTTCGCCAGGCCGCGCACGTCTTGCTGTAGTTTTGTCAGCGCGTCGGCGTTCGCCGTGGTTATCGACAGCGCAAGTTCGATTTCGCGGCGATTGTTATTGGCCATTGCTACCTACAAAAAAGTAGTGGGCGCGAGCGCCCACTGTTCCAAGACTCGCGGGGGCTACCCTGCGTCGATCAGTCGATGGCTGCGTTGAGCAGTTGCACCTGGAACGGCTCGGTCTTGCCGGTAGGTGTCTTGAGGCGTCCGGGCAGCGAGATGCTGGCGAACTCGTTGCTCAAAAAGTCGAAAGCGGAGTCGGCGGAAATAACGGCTTCCCACACGTCCACGATGACCGGCAGTTGGTCTGCGAAATTCACGCCATCGAGGCGGAACTTGGCGCGAATCTGACTGTTCGTGGCGCCGCGAATCAGCGTGCCCCCCACCACGCCGTAAGCGCCGGTGACCTCGATCACGGCGTCTTTGACGAGCGCGGAGCCGGGAAGAATCTTGATCCAGCCCATGCGGTTGTTGAGCACGTAGTCGGTGCCCAGCACGTAGGTGGTCACGCCAGTGGCGTCTTTGACGACCAGGCCTGCAGTGATGTTCTGCTTGCCAATGTCCAGCCAGGTGTCTTTAGACGTGACGGTCACCGGTGCGTCGGTCAAAGTGCCGGCGGCCTGGTTGATTGCGCTCTCTGTGCCGAGCAGCGCAATGGACAGCGACTCTTTGTTGACCTCGGGCAACTCAAGTGTGAAGTCGGCGGGCTGCGGCAGCGCCACCGATTCGATCACTTGGCCGTAAGAAGCCCGCCCGCGCGAGGACATTTCCTTGAGCTCGACGTTGGGCTTGACTTCAAACTTGGTGGCCTCGAAGGGGCCTGTGAAGTCGTCGAACAGGCTGGTGGTGGGGTTGTAGCGCGAGATGTAAAGGTCACCTGCGCCGAGAAAGCCGCGTGCTGCCATGTTGGGTACTCCAGAAGTAGCCCCTCTCAGGGCGGTTTTTCAGGGGCCACTCAGCAGCCCACTTGATACGCCGGGAGTTTGTTTTTTATTGGCTTTTTGCGCCTGCGGAGCGGTGTCGCGGGCTACGGGTTCGTCAAGTCCTCGACGTAATCCACGTCGATGTCCACCGTGACGAAAACGATGGGCCTGCCGTCTGCGCGGGGGCCTATATCGCGGCCTTGGTAGCTGACGCGCGACACCTTGTTGCCCCAGCTCCCGCCGTCCTTAAAAATGGCGCGCTTGATGTCGCGCACCGCGGCGTGCGCGGCGTCGTTGGGGTTGTCCGCGTCGCACGGCACGTAGGCGGCCAGCACGAAACGCTGGGTTATGGACACCGCGGGTAGACGCCCTGGACGGTCGCGCGGCGTGTCGTTGCCCTCGATGACAACAGCACACGGCACCTGGGTCTCGTCCACGTTGCGGCGGCCCCGGTACACCCGCAGCCCGGTGTCTGTCTCGGCGCCGTTGGCGACGGTGATGCCTTGCATGCGGGCGAACAGCTCGGCCGAGATTTCACTGGCTTTGGTGTAGGGGATGCTCATTTCAGAATTTCCTGTATTTTGGTGTCCAGACGGCCCACGAACTCGTCGCGCAAGGTGTCGGCGATGGCCTGCTCGTTTGTCTTGATGTACCGGCGAAACACCTGGTAAACGCTGGGTCCGTAGAGGTGCTTGGCGTCGCCCCCGCCTGCGGGGCGTTGGAAAACACCGAGGCCGTTGTTGTTTTTCAGGGGAATCGTGAACGCTGTGCGAATAGTTTTTGCACCCTTGCGGTTCACGTCCACGGTGAAGCCCGCCGCTTTTTTATCGGCTTCGATGCCGCGCGACGGGTCGCCCCTGCGTTCGGTCCAAACACGCGACGCCACGCCGTTGGGCAGCACGGTGCGGGGGCCTATGAGCGCGCCGTTCACGAACGAACTTTTGCCGAGCTTGGCAAGAATCTCGCTGTTGGTGTACTTCACCGGCTGAACAGCTTGGCGCGCACCCGTAAACCGCTGCAGCGTGGCGCCGCGCACCTCGGATGTGATGCGCGCACGCGCGGTGGCGCCCTTGGCTTCGGCACGCGCGATGCGCGTCTCGATGTAGTCCCGCGACAGGTTCAGTTCGGCGTGCGTCTGGGCGATTGACTTTTCCCGCACGGTGAGCGACACCACATTCACCGCGTCCAGGCGCATCTCGGCCAACGTGGTGCTGTCGAGCATGGCGATGCGGTCCGCCTGCTCGACAAGTTCGCTGGTGTCAAACGATATGTCGATCATGCGGGCTGCAGCGTAAAGCGCACTGTGAAACCGTTGTCTGCCAGCATCCCGTCGAGTTTGTAGTTGCCTGATGGGTGCCGCAGGGTGTCCCCGACCTTCGCGCCGAGCGCGCGGTCGAGGGTGGCCACGTCGCGGTTGAACACCGCGTCGTCGTAGGCCCCGGCCACCTGCACGCCGTGTTCGACGTTGGCCCGACAGGGGGTGGTTGCTGCGCCAGAAACCAAAAAAGCGTCTTGCCCCAACCGGTTCAAGACGCTTTTGGCAAGGCGCTCGAAAGCGCCGCTCATCACGCAGCCAGCAGCTTCACCGGCACGGCAGGGCGCGTGCAGATGTGGATGGGGTTCGACTGCGTTTCCACGTCGATGCCCTTGCCGAAGTCCTTGGGCTCTTGCTTGGCGTAGTATGCCTGGCCCAGCGTATTGACGGTTTCCATGTAGTCGGCGGGCGCGTAGTTCGTAACGAACAGATCGGGTACGCCTTCGGGCACCATCCACGCTTCGCCGTCGGCGATGAACTTGGTGGCGCCGACTTGGCCGCGGTATTCTTCCCAGAACACGCCGGCGAAGTAGAAGCCGCCGCGCTGATCTTCGCGCAGGAACTCGCCGTTCATGTAGCGGTCGAAAGCGGCTTCAACCTTGGAGTGCCCCACCAGTGCGTCGAAGAAGCTGGCCGAGCACAGCACCCGCGCGCCGCTGTAAGTCAGGCCTCCCAGTGCAGCCTCCATCTTGCGGCGTGCTTCGATGACCTTGTTGCGCACCAGGGTGCCCGCGGTGCCCAGCACCAGGCTGTGCGAGGTCACGCTGGTGCCGAAAGCGGTATGCAGGTTCAGCAGCTCGGTGGTGCCGTCAGAATCCAGAATCGAGCCCTTGATAGCGCCAATGCGCTGGTACTCAATGGTGGTGTCCAGGTCGCGCCGCATCTTGGCCAGCTTGCGGTTCATGAGGCGCTGCGCAGTTTCCACCTCGGTCTCGCTGCCAAAGGCGCGCAGGTTCTGCACCTCGTCGGCCAGGATGCTGGCGCGCTGGGGCAGGTGCGTTGCAGTGAAAGGGATCATCTGGCGCTTGTCGTTGCCCATGGGCCGACCGGACGAACCGCGCGAAGCTGCGGGCACCAGGGAAACGGTGCTGCCGACCTTCTCGATGGAGATGGACGTGGTGGACACGCCTTCCTCCGAGAAGATGCCGAGTTGGCCGACACGACCGGGCACGAATGGTGTGTCCTCGATGGCCTTGGTGAGCGATACAACGCTGAATGCGTCGTCGTTGAAAATGTCCATGTGCATGTTTGTGCTCCTTACGGGGGATGCCGATTAGCGGATAACGATGCCGAGGGCAGCCAGGTCGGCGCGCCCGGTTGTATCGAGGCCCGTCAGCGCGCTGCCGATCACTTCGGCGTCGCGGGCGATGTAGGTGACCTTCTGGTCTGCGGTGGAGTCGGCCGCGTTGGCGTACAAGACCCCAACGGCCACGCCGACGCCCGCGGGCGAATCGAGGTTGTCGTATGCCGACAGTTCGCCGGTCGCAGTCACCTTGCCCAGCAGGGTGCCTGCCGCCAGCGCGCCAGATTCGGAGCGCAAAACGCCCTGTTCACGGCTGATAGAGCCGTTGCCTTCACTGAGCAAAAACTCAGCGGTGTGCTTACCTTCGGTCAATGCCATGGTGATTGCTCCTTACTTGGCGGTTTTTTGACGGCGCGCGGCCCAGATGTCCGCGCCTTTCACAGCAGAGGGCTGTGCGCCCGAGTTCTGCGTTTGCTTTGCTGGCGGTGCGGTGTCTACGTGTTCGTAGTCCGCCTCCAGCGCAGCGAAAATGTCGGCGCGCACGTCCTGCAACGGCGTCGCGGCCTTGATAAATTTGTCGGCCATCTCCGGGCGCTTGGCGAGGGCGCACAGCGCCTGTACCTCGCGTGCCAGTTCAGCGCGCGCGGTCACCTGCTCGGCGTTGCGGAGCGCAGGGTCGGCGCCCCACACGGCAGCGTACTGCCCGAGGCCCGCGGCGTCGGCGATGGTCTGCACTTGTGCGGCCAGCGTTTCGCCGAATAGTCGCGCGGGCTCGACCGGGGCGGGCGCTTGCGCCTTGAACGCCAGGCGCACGTTTTCTGGCAGGCGGTCCTCGCTGTAGCTGGCCTTCACAGCCAGCGCGGCAGTCACCGAGGTGGCGAAACCGGCGTCAACGGCCTCTTGCGCGGTCATCCACGTTTCGGCGTCCAGCAGCGCGGTGATTTCCTGGTCGGTCTTGCCGGTGCGCTTGGCGTAGGTGGACACGAGGCCGGTGCCGATTTTGTCGAGCACGTCCGCAGTGTTGCGCATCTCGTCGGCGCCGCCCATGGCGAAGCCCCACGGGTTGTGAATCATCATGAATGCGTTTTCGGGCATCTCGATGGTGTCGCCGGCCATGGCCACCAGCGAGGCAGCACTCGCCGCAAGGCCCAGCACTTTGACGTTGATCTTTTTACCCGAGGCGCGCAGGCCGTTGTAGATGGCCAGGCCCGCAAACACATCGCCGCCAGGCGAGTTGATTTCCACATCCACCTCGTCCGTGGTGACGGTGCGCAGGTCGTTGAGGAAACTCTTTGCAGACACGCCGTATGCGCCGATGTCGTCGAAAATCGACAGCACCGGGGTCTTGCCCGCGTCCGCTTTAAGGTTGTACCAAGTTTGCATGTGTATGCCTTATCAATTGCCCGCAGTGTGTCTCTTAGAAAGGACGCGCGCCTGCGGGGCGGTGTCGCTAAATACAGGTTCGGCGGTTTGGTTTCACAAAATCGCCAGCAGCAGTTCTTCGTCCGCCCGGCGGCGGGCGCGTTTACGGGTGTCCTCGTGCACGGGGGGGTGGCGGCGGCGGGTATTGGTGCAGTGGCTGCTGCCCTGGGTGAGGTTTTCTGGCACCACCTGACGCACCAGCAGCATCAGGTCGGCGGGCGTGCTGGTGAAGGTGCTGCTGAAACTTCCGCGCAAGGCGCCCGGCGCGTCCTCCTGGCTGCTGAATGCCTGAGGGCTGAATGCCGATGCATCAAACGCCTGCGGGTGGAACGCGCCGCCTGGCATGGGCTACTCCCCGCGCCACATGTCGCCGCTTTGGCCGGTGCCTGCAACCCCTGCGCTGTTGATCTGCACCACGTTTGCAGGCGTGGCAGGGCCAGCCAACAATGCCGCCAGCACGGCCTGGGCAAGACCCTCGGGCGAGAGATCGGTAAACGGCGTCCAGCCCCCGGCCATGCTCAGGATGCCGCGCAGGTCTGCCGCGCCTGTCACGCTGGCCACGCTGCCCGTGCCCTCAAACGGCACGATCATGGACAGTGCTCCGCCGCCCGTGAAGGCCATGCTGGCCGCACCGTCCAGGCCAATGGTCAGGGACAGCGTGCCGCCGTCGCCCGTGACGGTGAGTACCAAGGCCGTGCCAGCCAATCCAACGACGAGCGACAAGCCCGCGCTCGAATCCACGGTGCACAGCGCTGCAGCGCCCTCCATGGGGCCGCCGTTCAAAAGGCTGGCGCTACCGTCCACCGCTGCAAGCGGCTTGCGTGCGGCCATGCTCCCGGCGCGTATTGCAGGCACTGCGCCGTGCACGTCGTAGCCGTCGGGCGTGCTGGCCGTGCGGGCATGGGTATCGCTTACAAAGCGGTTCAGCCGGTCGCCGCGCCCACGGGCGTACACGTCCAGGCCCACGGCGGGGCCAAAGTGCCGGCCCGGTGAGCGGGTGAGGTAGCGGCCGTTGGGGTAGAGGGCCATGGGCTTACCCGTGCACGAATTCCAGGCCACCGGCAAAGGTGGTGCTCGCCGCTGTGGCAGCGCCTGCGCCCCACAGCCACACCAGGCACGCGCCGTCCTTCACCTGGGGCAGGCTGGGGATTTGGTTCAGCAGGTCTTTTTCCGTCATCAAGCCCGCCACGCTGAGGGTGATCTGCGCCAGCGGGCGGGCCAGGCACAGTGCGCCGGTGCCTGTGTTGGCTGCGCTGAATGTGACGCTGGCCACGTTTTGCACGCCCGTGTCGCCGGATGCCAGGGGCAGGAAGGGGCCGTAGTTGTTGGCCGCTACACCCGCGTGGCTGATATGCCCAGCGATGCCCGAGGCGGTCATAGCCACCGTCACCGGCAAAGTGTTGCCCGCCGTGCTGCCCTGGTCGGTGTAGGAGAGGGCGATGTTCTGCGCAGTCGCGCCAGCCGCTGCGGTCTGCACCCAGTACAGGCGGCACCCGGCCCCGTTGGCATAGCGCAGGCTGGGCGTGCCCACCAGGGTCTGGGCGCTGGTGGTGTTGTTGCTGATGCCGGGCCAGTAGCCTTGCAAGTCCACGAGCATCAAAGTACCGGGCACGCCGGTGGCGGCGGTGCTCCAGGCATTCATGTTCAGCAGGTGCTTGATGTTGGTGCTGACGTTGCCGCCGTGCGGGACGCCAAAGATTTGCGTGCCGTTGCCCGTGGCCTCGTCGCAGGTGCGCCAGTTCAGCGCAGTCCCCGCCCAGGCGTTAGCAATGGGCAGGCCATTGAGCGGCGAGGTGTCGTACCAACGGCCAGCGGCGTAGGCCGCTGCGCCGGTGATTTTGTTCCAGTCGTAGCGGGCGGTCTGGCCTGCGGAGATTGCGGAGATGAGGTTGTCAACGGATTGGATGGCCATGATGCTAATTCCATGCAAAAGTGAAGTTACCGAACCACGCCACCGTGCGCGACGTGCCAGCGCCGATGCGGTCAAACCATCCCAGCCATGCCCCGTCATGGATGCGCGGGCAGTGGAAGCCGTTTTTGGTGGCAAACTCTTTTTCCACCGCAACAAGGTGGTCACCCGTCAGGCAGGTGGCCAGGGGTTTTATGAGGTAGGCGCAGTGCAGCCCGCCCGGTGGGGTGGTGTACTGAATGGAGTCGATCGAGCGCACACCCGTGGTGCCGTTGGCAAGCGATACGGTCACGGGGCCGGTGTCGGTAGCGGCGCTGTTGCGCACGCCGCTGCAAACGAGGTTTTGGCCGCTGTTGGGTACACCCACGGTCACGCTCTGCGCAACGCCCTTGCTGTCTGTGTAGGCAATGGTGGCCACGCCGTCCTGCACTGCCGGGGCCACGTGGTTGACGATCACCAGGCCCACGCCTTCACCGTCGGTGTACCGGGGCAAGGTCAGGGTGTTGTCGGCTTCCTGCAGGTCGGTGCTGTCGCCGTCGATCAGCGGGTAGTAGCCCAGCAGGTCAAAAATGACGATGGAACCCGCGCCGTTGTAGGTACCCTGGTTGCTCCAGAACGTGGCGCTGGTCAGGTGGCGGTGCTGCCCGTGCTGGATGCCTGGGAAGTAAATGGCGTCGTTCTTCTGCGCCACGCAGGGGGTGAACACCATGGGCGTGCCCACATGCGCATCGTAGGCAGGCTGGCCGCTGGCAAAGGTGGGGTCTGCCCATTGCAAGGCGTGCGCCGTGCCCGCGTTCTTTTGGAAGCGCTGCAGGTGCCACGCGCCCGCGTCAAACGCGGCGTTCAGGTCACTGAGCGTCTGAATCGGCATCTTGGAAAACCTCTACAGCGCCGTCCGGGTGGTCTGGGCAGGATGGCTCTACGTCCTGGGGCGCGGTGCCCAGCACAAAACCGCAATGGATGCAGCGGTAGGTGAGCATCAGTCCACCGTGCCCACGAGGGTGGAGGGGTTGAACAAGGGGGTAATGCCAGCAGACACGGCCCGCGAAGCCGACAGGGCACCGCTGTAGAGGATGTCGCCCGCGCCGCTGGCGAGCAGACCCACGCTGAAATGGGTAACGGTGGCGCTGCCTGCGGTGCACTCACCGAACTGCACCGTGGCGGTGTTGCTCACCTGGTTGCCGGAAACCGTCCAGCCACCGCCCGTGCGGGCCACGGCCACGCGGGCATAGCCGGTGTAGCTGGCCTCGCTGGTGGTCTGGTTGCCCGCATCGGTGGGGTCTGCGGTGTGCAGCGCGACGTAGAAGCTGCCCGCTGCGGCACTGTTTTGCAGGCCTGCGGCGTCGCCCACATTGGCCCAATCGGTGTTGTTGAAAAGCAGGTTCAGTAGCGCGGTTTCGCTGGCGTTGGACATGGACATGGGGCTTACTCCTTTTCGGCGTCTTGCTCGGTTTGGATGGTCTTGATGATGTTGTCGTTTCCGTCGCGCTTGATGGTGGTGGTGGTTTCGCGCGTTGGCATTGCGATGATTTCGACTTTTTGCACGGCGGCGGCCTGAACCTCGTTGTGCACATGCACGGTAGGCGCTGGCTGAGCGGGATGGTCTGGCAGGTGGTTGTGCACCTGGGGTGCCTCCACGCTCACAACTGGAGCGGCCACGTTGACCACAGGCGCGGGCTGCGCCGCCTGCTCTGGCAGGTGGTTGTGCACCTCCGCCCCGCCGACGTTGACGACCGGGGCGGCCACGTTGACCACGGGGGCGGGATGTTCTTTGGCGGCTGCGGCTTGTATGCCAGCCGCAACAGCAGCCAGCGGCGCACTCAACTGTGCGGCGAACATCGCGGAAGCATGCGCCCTCGCTTTGCTTTCCTCGTCGTCCTCCTTAACCCCAGTGGGCGCGACTGGCACCTCGGAAAGCCCCAGGGCGTCCTCGCGCGCCTTGTCCGCCGCGCGCTCCGCGTCCACCGTGTCGGGGTCGTCGCCCCGCTCTCCGATGACGCTGGAACGGCTGCGGAACCCGGCCTCGACCTCCAGTTTTTTGCCCTGCGGGTCTTGCACCGGGTGGATGTGCGCCCAACCGTGGGGTGCCCACTCCACCAGGGACACGTCCGGGGCTTCTTCGGCGGTCACATGCCCCGCGAGCACGGCTGCGTCTGTCCACCACTGGCGCACGGGCTGGCAGAACATGGGGATGATGGTGTGCCACTGGCGCTGCTCAGCGAAGCGTCGGAACTCATTGATGAGCACGCGCAGCGTGCGGTCGCTCACCTCGCGGATGTCGCCGCTGAAAATCTCATACGGCATGCCTGACGCCGCGGCGGTGCCAAGGTGCTGGGTGCGCACGTAGTCGCTGTATGTGGTGCCCGCTTCTGGTGGGTTGGCAAACTTGATGTCCTGCCCGTAGTCCAGCTCCTGCATGATGCCGGGTTGCAACCCGGCCAGCGCGCTACCGTCGCTGGCAAAGTCCATTGGCAGGTTTGTGAGCGGGTCGGTGTCGCCCTCACCGCCCACGCCGCGGGTGATGAAAGCGGCAAACAGGTTGGCGATTTTCTGGCGCTCCAACACTGCGTCGTCGTAATCCGCCAGGCTGCGCAACCGTGCGAGCACCGGGGCCAGCGCGGACACGCCGCGCAATTGGCCGGGTCGCTTCACCTCGTAGATGTGCAGCACTTCCGCCGCCGGGATGCGCAGCAGCTTGCCGGTATCAACCGCGCCGTCGCCGGGGTGCTCGCGGTGCATCCAATACGCTACGCGCTGGCCTCGACGGTCTAGCTCAATGCCTTGACGAATCTTGTTGCCCACGGGCATGCCCGGCCAAGTGTCGGCGTCCATCAGTGGTACAAATTCGGCCTCGATGAGCTGCACCTGCAGCGGCACTTCCATGCCCGAATCAAAGGTGCGCACGCGCTTACGCGCGAAAACTTCGCCGCTGTCCAGCCACGCCCGCACCACCAAGGCCTGCTGCCCGTAGAAGTTAAGCGCGCCGTCCGCATCGGACTGCTGCACCCAGCGGTCCCACAGGTCTACCACCCGCCGCTTGCGCGGCCCCGCGGGAAAGCGCTTCACGCGGGGGGTGACGCCGATGCCGACGAGGTTGGACACCCATTTTTGCGTTGCGGACTCGCCCGACCAGTCGTTACGGGCGGCGTCGCGCGAGCGATTGCGGATATTTTGCAGCCCGGCGATGGCTTTGTTGGGGCCTGTCGAGGGGGCCGTCCACCCGCGCATGCGCCGGCCAGTGCCCGCTGCGTCGTAGCGGTTCTGTGCACCGAGCCCGCGCAGTGCGGCGGTGATTTTGTTGAGCATACCCATCAAAACCCCCGCCCGGCGTGGTATGCGTATGCCCGCTTTACGCGGGTCTTGCCTGCGGTTGTGGCTGCGGCGTCAGCCATCTCTTTGCGCAAGTCGTTGCGCGCTTTGATGAGGTCGTCAATCGACCTGTAAGTGACGCTCTGCCCGTTCAGCACGACCATGCGCTCACCCGACGCGATGGCCGCGTTGAGCGCGTCAATGTCCTGCTGTGTTACCGCCATGGCACCGCCCTGCTTGTAATAAGTCAGCGCAGTGTTCGGTTTTTGGCGGGTTCGCGCCTGCGGGGCGGCGTCGCTATGGCGTTTGCTTTGATTTGTGTGTATATTTCAAAGCATGAAAGACAATCGGGGCGGCACGCGCCCGCATAGCGGAAAGAAAACCGAGCTCTACGGCCAGCCAACGCGCCGTGTGCAAGTGACGCTGGACGAGCGCACCTTGGAACTGCTCGCTGTG